GAGAAGGTGAAACTATACCCTTAGAATATTTACAAAAATGTCATAAATATCATGAAGAGTGGTTATGTCATGAAAAGAAAAAAATGGTAATAGATGCGAATGTAGATATTAATAATAATATAGATGCTGAAAGATCATGGATACAGGCCATAGATAAATGGATCCAAGAAGATATTTTAAATGAAAAGGGAACATGGGAATGTTCACCTTATTGTCCTAATGGTCCAATATGGGTGCCAGAAGGTTATATCTTGGATGGATTAAATTTGGTAAAAATAAATAAAGACAAAGCCAAAAAATATATTTTGCGATTTGATGGAGCATGTAGAGGAAACCCTTCGGATGAATTAGGGTTAGGATGTATATTATATGAAAATGGAAAAAAATTAGATGAGAGATCACTAAAAATAAAGGCAAATTCGGGAACCAATAATCAAGCAGAATATTTAGCTATGCTTTCAGGTTTGAAAATGTGTTTAAATAACAATATAAAAAATGTATTAGTTCAAGGCGATTCAGAACTAATCATTAATCAAGTCAATGGTATATATAAGGTAAATAACGAGAAATTACTTACTTATTATAATATAGCTATTTCTCTGAAATTACAATTTGAAAATATTACTTTCCAGCATATTAAACGAGACCAAAATAAAGATGCTGATAAATTAGCTAATAAGGCCTTAGATGATAAAGAGGGTTTAGAATGGTCGTGGCCAGATGGTTGTATGAGCTAATCTAAACCATCAGTTAAATATAGTTTATTTAAAATAGAATCTGGTTTATATTTTAAAATATCTAATTCTTTTTTATTAGTTGGGAAATTATCGGCTGAATATATATCTTGTAAGCATAACCATTCAAATATTCCGCCAGGATAAATATATACCCTAGAAAATCCTAATTTAATCAATTGATCATATTTATCATAAACACTCATGTCATTGGCATTTTTTCCATAAATAATGATAAATATAGATTTATTAGATTTTATCATATTATTAATTAATATTTCCTCTTCATTAATATTGGTTGTATTAGGAATTAAACAAGATTGAAGATTTGAGGGAAGGGTATTAATTAAAATATATTTATTATTTTCTTTTAAAATTTGTTGAATATCTTCAAAATTAATTCTTTGAATTGATGTTTGATTTCCCATTTTAAATATTTAATGTAAACTATTATTAAATATTTAAATATTTATCTAATTAATCAAATTTTAATACAATTTCCACTTTCTCTTTCTTTATACTTTTGGATGCTGATACCGATAATTCTTCTCTTTTTTTTCGAGTTTTTTTCAAATTTGTGTCGGTTTTTTTGTTTTTGGATGTGCTATTTCTAGAGTTCATATCTAATTCAATAGATTTAAAATTTTGTTCAATATAATCAATGACATTATTTTCAAGAGCCCATTTGAAAAAATTCAATTGTCCAATAGTAGTTTGAATACAAGAATCCTCTTTATAGGGAATGTTGATTCTTTCCCATCTACAAAAAGGATCAAATCTTCTCTTTGAATAAGCTTTTAATTTTAATTTATAATCATTGTATACTTTAAATCTTCTTTCTGTTCCTTGTAATTGATAAACCGTATAATTTTTTTTGGCATAATTAGTAGCAAACCAATCAATAATTCTTAAAGATATTACCGATTTTCCATTAATAATATTTAACATTTTATCCATATTATCACCTTCTTTGTAAAATTCTAATAAATTTTGCAATAACAAATCATTCTGAGTGCTGTAATTGGTAGTCATTAATAATAAATATATTTTGTATTTTTTAAATACTTTTACTGATTATCTTTTAATTGCAAATTAGAATTTTGTGGTGTTAAAAAATTTTCTTGTATTTGTAAATCTTCTAAATAGTTATTGGAAAAAAACGGATTTAAATTTTTTTGTGGTATCATTTCTCTCTGATTCATTTTATTAAAATGATTTTCTCTCTTTGATTCGGATTTCATAAATTCATATCCTTCTTGTAATATAGTTTCCATTACTTCTGTTCCAATGGTTTTATGTTTATCTTTCATTACACTTTTTAATCGATTTTCTGTAGAATTAGCTGGACTCCATTTTAAATAACTAATTGATTCATTCATATAGATTAATATTTATTTTTAAAATCCTTTTCTAACTATTTTTATTTCTTTTCCTCTTTTAAATCGTTCACTATCCATATCTCCTCTTTTTACATTACACTCATAACAACAAATAACTACATTATCAAAATTATGACCCTCTTTATTATTAATTCTATCTAAGGTCCATTGTTTTTTGGCAAATATATCTTTATATATTAATTCACAATTTTCCTTACAATAAAAACATTTTAACTTGCTTTCAACTAGCTTCTCAATTGTTTGGGAGAGAGAAATAAACTTATTTAAATTAATTAGTTTTTTTGTTAAATCTTGATTTTTATATCCACTTATTTTTTTATTAATTTCTCTCTTTAACCACAATTCATCATCTCCTTCTTCTTCTAAATATAATTTATTCACTAACTCAATTTGTTTTTTATTCGTATAAAATGACTCATTTATTTTCCATTTCTGACTTTCTTTTCTCTCTGGGTTTTCTGTTTTATTTATTTTATCTATATTTCTTTTACCAATAATTTCAATTTGTTTATTCATTTAATTTTAAATATATAATTTTTTATTTATATTATTTTAAAATAATATAAACTCTACTATTTATATTATATAATGACAGATGAATGTGTTGAATTAAAAAACATTAAATATAAATCTATGCTATTAAACTCTTCCAATGAAGAGGTAGAAGAAACAGTAGAAAATCTCTCTAATTTGGATACATTCTTACAAGAAGAAAAAAATATTAGTTCTAATGAACCATGGATTAAATTAAATAAAACTACCAAATTAATTAAATTCCATGAATTTGTTGAAAAATATAGTATAGAAAATAAATTATCTAATGAAGATAAACAGGATTTATCCAAATTTCTTTCTACTAATTTGGATAGAAAAAGATTTCTTAAAACAAAAGAAGTTAACTACGACAAAGAATCGGGAATTATTATATCTATTCCATCACTATTTTATAATTCTTCTAATAAAAAATTTACTCTTAAACGGTCTGAAAAAAGAGTTTCCACATTAAAATCGTTGGCTCCAAAAAAACCAAAAAATAAAAAAAATATTGATATAAATAATTCCTAATATATTATAATAGTATAAAATGGATATTGAACATATTATTCCTGAGTGTAAAATACAACCTAATTCCAATATTAATAATGATAAAGAGATTCAAATTGTTTCAGAAAAGGATCAAGAGGAAATTGAGATTAATATTTCTCAGTTAATAGATGAATTTATTAGTAACAATCCGTTATCATTTAGTTATGAAAATTTTGAGAATCTATTAGAAGAGTTTGTCTATACTAATATGAATCTATTACTTTCCCAAATATTTGTAGACGATTCTGATTATATTGAAGCAATTATTAGAGAAGGATATGATAAAGTAAAAAAATATTATTTTGCCAAAGAATATCCTATTCGTTCTTTTAATTATACATTTATTAGGAAAAGTCCGAACATTAAATTAATAGAGGATAAATTGATGTATATAGAAAATAAACCTCAACCTGACCAACGAACACCCGAATGGTATAAATTCAGACATAATCTTATTACTGCAAGTTCAGCTTGGAAAGCTTTAAAATCAGAATCATATAAAAATCAACTTATTGTAGAAAAATGCAAAGATCTAAATGTAGATAAATTCAATTCAGTTAATACTGAAAGTGCATTCCATCATGGAAATAAATATGAAGATGTTTCGATTATGATTTATGAAAATGAGTACAATACCAAAATAAAAGATTTTGGTTGTATACAGCACGACAAATATAAATTCCTTGGTGCTTCTCCTGATGGAATTAATGTAAAACCTGATAATGAAAGATATGGAAGAATGTTAGAGATTAAAAATCCTGTTTCAAGAACAATAACAGGTATTCCAAAAGAAGATTATTGGATTCAAATGCAATTACAAATGGAAACTTGTGATCTAAATGAATGTGATTTTCTAGAAACAGCTTTTAAAGAATATGAAAATGAAGAAGAGTTTATGAATGATGGAACATTCATTTATTCTGAGAAAGAAGAACTAAAAGGAATTATGATCTATTTTATTAAAGAAGGGAAGCCTTTTTATGAGTATATGCCAATTAAGTATACAAAAGAACAATATGATAAATGGTATGATGATATTATGGAAAAAAATATTCAGTTAACATGGATAAAAAATATATATTGGCGAATGGAAAAATACAGTTGTATATTAGTTTTGAGAAATAAATTTTGGTTTGAAAATGCTATTACAAAAATAGAAGAAGTATGGAATATTATTGAAAAAGAGAGAGTTTCGGGACATGAACATAGAATTTCTAAAAAAAATACCAAGGTAAGATCAAATTCTCTAAATGATGTTTCTTTAAATAAATCTAGTTGTTTAATTAATGTAAATAAGTTACAGAATCAAATTATTTACATAGACACGAATTTTGAAGTTGATATTTCAGATATTTGTGGAAATCTTATAGAGCCTGTGTAGGACATGTTTGAGGATGAGATCCATAAAAATTAACTCTTACTTGCGGAGAAGAAAATGGAATAGGATTGGGCGTTTTTTCTATATTTAAATTCTGCTTTTCATTGTATAACCCGTTGCAAAATTCAGCGGGAGCACATTGCCCATTATCAGGAGTAGCCCAATATCTTACATTATTCGTATATTGTCCATAGGACGCTCCAAATACAGGGTAAGCAGGGTAGTTATCTTCATAAGTATTCATTGATATTCCCATATTGTCTTTAGTTGGATAATCTCCAAATAAGATTGGCTCAGAAACACTTACGGGAAATTGCCCAGGCGTTAAACTAGTAAATCCTTCTTTACATTTATGTATAATTGGAAAACTTATTAAAGCAAATAATAATGCTAAAATTAAAAAAGTCATTTGTTTGTTAATCATTTCTATATAAAATAAAAATATTTTATTTAGTTTTTTATTTTATATAATATTTTAAACAATGATTTAAAATTATA